GAAAGAATAAAACAACGTAATAAGCGTGGATAACCAATATGGCAGAAGAACTAGGTCGCACATTAGAGCAATTGACCTCTACAATACAAGAGCAAAATAAAGAGTTAAAGCAAAAAGACTCTATGAAAGAGCTCGATCAGAGTATTACTGCTTTAGAAAAAAGCGGTACGGAAAACTCTGCCAGATTGAGAGAAACATTAACGCAAATTCAACTATCTCTTGATAGTGCTACTAATGAAGAGCAAATGGATTTAGCTCGTGAACAATTAGATGCGCTTCAAGGATTAGCTGGAACCGAAGAAGAAAATCGCGAAAATTCTAGAAGACAAGAAGAGGCAAATGAATTCTTATCTAAGATTGTTTCAGGTATTGACGGGTTAGCTGATGCTTATGATAAACAATTAGATGCGTTAAAACCTTCGGGTGGTTTATTAGCTGGGCTTGGCGCAGTTGCTTTATTATTCACGAATCCTGAAACATTATTTGCCGGAGTTCAAGCTGCACTTGATGGAATATTTGCTATTGTTGATTCAGTTAAAATGTTTCTTGAAGGAGACTTCAAGGGAGGTTTTGAAGAGCTAAAAGATAATATTGCCGCGGTAGGCGCCATTATTGGAACTACAGCTTTACTATTTGGTGGAACAATTATTCGTACAATTGGATCTATGGTAAAAGCCTTTAGTGGTCTTACAAAAGTAATTGGAAAATTATTCTTGCCATTTACTATTATTACTGGACTTATTTCTTTCGTAACTGGATTTATGAAAGGTTATGAAGATGGTGGAATACTTGGTGGAATAGAAGCTGGCTTAAAATCAGCATTTGATACATTAGTTGCTTGGCCATTAGATCTTATAAAAGACGGTGTAGCATTTGTATTAGGTAAACTTGGATTTGAAGATGCCAAAGCAACATTAGAAGCATTCTCATTCTCAGAACAGATCGATAAAATATTTACAGCAATTTTTGATGTAGTTGAAAAGGCTGTTGCTTGGGTAAAAGGTTTATTTACTGACCCTGTTGCAACATTAACAAATCTTTGGAATGGTATTGCTGCAGGATTTACATCAATCGCAAATTGGATATATGATACGGCACTTAAACCTGCATTTGAATGGATTAACGGTTTGTTTACTTGGGCATCCGAAGGATTAGCTGAAGGATGGACAAATCTTACAGATTATATTTCAGGAAAATGGACTGCAGTAAAAAAATGGTTTACAGATTTATGGACTTGGGCTTCTGATGGATTAGCCGAAGGATGGACAAATCTTACAGATTTTATATCTACTAAATGGAATGCAACTAAAAAGTGGTTTACAGGTTTATTTGAATGGACATCAGAAGGATTAGCCGAAGGATGGACAAACCTTACTGACTTTGTTTCTGGTAAATGGACCGCAACCAAAAAGTGGTTCACTGATATGTTTACATGGTCTTCTAAAGAAGACGATAAAGGAGTAATTCAGCAATTATTTGATTCTGCTATTGAAAAGGTTACTACGTTCTTTACTGACTTATTTGATTTCTTGCCATCACTAGATGAAGTAAAAGAAAAGTTTACTTCATGGCTACCTGATTGGATGATGGGAAGCGATGATCCAAATAAACAATTAAGAGAAGATTTAGAGTATCAAATCAAAGGCCTTGAAGAGACAATTGGGTATGCTCAGCAATATAACTATGAACCACCTGCAGGTTCTGAACTAAGATTACAAGAATTAAAAGAACAATTAGAAAATTTACCTGGAGCAAATAAAGGTGGTATTGTAAACGCACCAGCATCTGGTACTCCAGTAATGTTACATGGACAAGAAATTATTGCTCCATTAGATTCACCACAAGGTAAAGTTCTAATGGCTATTAATGATTTAATGAATAACAAAGCTTCTGCTGGAGCTGGTGAATATGGTGGAATGGGTGGACCAATGATTGTACAAGGTGGAAGTAATCAAACTTCTAATAATACAAACAATGTATCTAATGCGAATTATACAATTCAACAGGGTATTACACCAGACGATTTCCTCAAACGAGACTTTCTAAACTTCTCATATTAAAAGAAAAGGGACCCCGAAAGGTCCCTTTTTTTATTATTGACCTGCAGCCAATTTTTGGAAATAGCTTAAGGTATCATCATCACTATCCGAAGATGGAGATGCTTCAACTGGTTCATAAGCTGGTTGTGATGGAGCTGGCGCTGGATCATCAAGGGAGATAGACTCAGCTGTAGTCATAACCATATCCTCTTGGCCAAGGACACGATTCAACTTAGTCTTTAGTTCATCGTATGTTTTATAGTTTTTAGGATCGAGGAAATCCTGTAGACTATACAAACGATTGTAAACACCTTCTAGTTGCTCATCATCATCTGATAGAGCAGAGGCATTAGCAAACTCAGATTTGTCATAGTTACGATAACCCGCAACCTGCTGAATCTTAAGCTTGAAATTCGCACCTTCCCAGAAATCAAATGGATTCACTGGATCTTCATCGGCAAACTGTGGTTGCATAACATCCATAATCTTATCAAAGATCTTTTTACCAAACTTATAAAGGAATACTTTACCTTCATTGTCTGGGTTACCTGGATCAGATACGACTTGAATATTTGCTACATAATGCAAGCGGCGCTTACGATCACGAGCAGTTTGTTTATCCTCTTCACGACCAGAATTCCACAGCACTGAATTCATTTCAGATACTGGATCATTTTGACCGATCGATGTAAGAGAATTTTCGATGTACCAAAGACCTGATGGACCTTGGAAGCCGTGATCCCAATAACGAACCCAAGGGAGATCCTCGCCTTCGGGTGCTGGTAGGAAACGAATTACTGCGTAACCATTACCTGCTTTATCAACTGTTGGTTTCCACAAACGCTCATCTGCATAAGATTGCTTTTGTTGTCCACCACCACCAGCAGCTTCTGCTGCTTTAGTAAGTGTATCAATAGAACTGCGGTTACGTTTTAGATTTTCAAAAGACATATATTTTCTCCGTATGTTTTTGTATTTACTGAATTATCCACTTTATACATAATATTATAACACAATTTTATCATTGTGTAAACACCCTTAGCACAATATTTTTAGCTTTTTCTAAATCATAACTTACAAAGGGTGAATATTTACGAATCTTTCGTGAGACATCTGGCCACACGATCGTTTCGGTTATTTCTTTATCGGCCTTATTCATAAAGCCTGTCAATTGGTTTAGTATTACCACTGTTTCTATATTTATATCTCCAGCCATAAAACTCGTAATAATTTGTGGATGACCATCTGAGGAATCTAATACTTGATCAAAGTTACCAAGTTCAGCCAGCTTAGATAAATCTTGTTCAAAAATATAACCAAGCGATTGCATCCGCTTTTGATATAGTCTATAAGTATCATCGTCATCTAACATATCACCAATCCAGTTTTTGTCTTGAATAAAATATGAAACATAATAACGAATCAATTCTGAAGCGTCATTAAACTTTTTACCAACCTTAGCAAAGAAATACTTATCTCTTCGTTTCCAAAAAGATTGAGGCTTTACAGAAGTTTTATAATTGTATTTAATAGCATCATAACTATCAGATTCAAAATGCAACTTCATAGATTGATAAAAGCGAAAAGCGTCGTATGGTTCCATAATCATATCGGTAAAGTTGCAGTATTAGAGTCTTTAATCATATTGAGTCGTTGAGCTTCAGCAGTAATCTTTTCTTTTAGAGCTGGTGTTATAACACGTCCAACATCTTCTACTGGAAATTCAAGCTCTTCGCATACTTCTAAGATTGCATCTAAATAAGACAACTGAAACTTATTTACTCTTTTCTCTACAACAGTAGAGAATCGCTTCTTAGTAAGTATTTTACCTTCTAACATTAGATTATTAATTCCATTTATAGTACTTGTGGGTACCAATTCGAGTTGTGTATGCAAGGCTTCTTGCCCAGCTAGGATTGACATAGTCTGCATGATAATGAGTAGCTCCTTCAGTAATATCAATATTATTATACCATAGACTTAGAGCTTCGTACACAACTATTTCAACCAAAGCTCTAAGTTTTCCGTCTGGCATATTATCTGCTTTACCATCACAGTACCAAGAGAACTGGCATTGATTACGAAGAGGATTACCTTTAGAGTCAGTAGGCCCTTGATATACTACTCCACAAATATCATTCGGATAACGAGGATCATTTACTCTATTAAGTACTACTGCAGTTACAGCCATAACTGAAGCGTATCCATCTCCACGTGCTTCATAATATCCATTTTGAGTTAAGCAATGAAGCTCTTCGTATTTAATTCTTTCGATTGGTTCAGCGGCTACCGGTCCAGCACCCGCAATAATACACAATCCGAGTTTAATCGCCCATTTGGTGAATTTGTTTTTGTAGTCAAAGTTTGCCATAATGTATCTACCTGTTTTGGTGTTTTCGTCTGCACGATTGGAAGAACCTCGTCTGGTTTTCTCAACTTAGTTTTACGAGACTCTTCTCCAACATTTTGTAATGTTGTACCTTTTATTTCAAACCCTTTTGTTGAATTTGAAATATATTCAGTTAATTCTTTTGTTTTTACATTAAAGACATATAGTCTCATAGCTCCAACAACAGTAATTGGAATAATAGAAGTAATTTTAAATTCGTTATCTTCTTTAAGGTATTTTAGCTTAGACACTTGCTTATCAGCAGCTCTAGGCTTAGGTGTACGAGTCTTACGTGTAGCTTTGGCAGAAGCTTTGACTCTATCTAGATCAGCAACCATATCTTGGATTAACTTAATCCGCCGACGAAGAACTGGACGCTTAACATGTGAATAACCTTCAACAGCTTGTTCACAACGCTTATGATAAGCATCCTCGTAATCTAATAGCCAACCTTCTAGTCGCTTCAAAACAGGAGCAATATGCGCATTGCTCAAACCGTGAAGCTTAAAAGTATTGTACATATCAAATTCAGGTTCTTCGTCGGCAATCCAAGCGTCTTCCAACTCATCCAAATCAGTCATAACTGTTTCTTGAATTTTGTTGAAAAGACGCTGTTGAGGAGTCAACACAATAACATTTGACGCAGCCGAATCAGCTTGCGCTTTCTCCTCTAGGATTTTTTTACCAGACTCAATTAAGTCAGTATAGAATTGCTTAATACGATTTATTGCATTAGCATAATTTGAAGGCAACGTAAGTTCTAAGTTGGTCCAATAAATTGCTGATGCGTGTAAAGAGTACATATAAAAATTGTACTCAGGAGTTGCAAGAATAGCTTTGGCATCTTCTTTTGAAAATGTTTTCTTAATAAAAGCTTTTGTAATACTAGTAAGTTCTTTACGATCTACTTCCATATGAACATAGTATTTGAATTTTTCAAAACCATCATTCATTGGAGCACCACCAAGACCAGTCTTAGGTCTTGCACGTACTGTAGCTTTTTTACGAGCTGCCATAGCTATTCTCCTCATTGAATATAAGTATATTCTATCACAAGTAACTGAGAATGTAAACCCCTAAAATGCATTATTTTCAGTATAATTTACAACCCAGTTATTCTTTTCACTGTGATCTCGTAAAAAGAATAGTCCAACCATTCCTGGAAGAGTCTTTTCTAGACGTTCTCGAGGGAATATCATATTGTACTCAAAGAGCTCTATTGCTTTTACTGGAGTTGTAGGACCAAGTTTGACCTCTTCACCAGTTACACGATTAATCATCTTGACTTGCTTAGCATCAATAGCATATTGGCCACGATCTAAAGTCTTATAAACTGCTTTACCCATATTGTTTTCTTTATAGGTAAATGTAGAACCAACCTCGCGAGCTTCCATTACTTTTTTCATAATCATACTTTCACAAAGTTTTTCACAGTTTCTACTTTAAATGATCGCCAGTCTTCAAGACTAGTATCAAATACGCGAATAGCTTTGAGAATATAATCCAATCCTTCACGTAATTCAGGAGAGTCATCTCCCTTTGGACGTTTTGCAGATGGAATAATATCCATGTTCAAAGTACATTTCATCACACGAGTGTCACCATTTACCTTTGTAAAAGTAACTTCACACTCACTTTCTCGCAAAGATGCAAGCATATTGTCTTGAGTTAGTTCCATACTATAAATTCTCCGTACGTTTGGAATTGACATTAATTTCTTCTCATGGCCGCATAATTTTTCGGATCATCTCCCCTTCCAACAGGGACGATGTTTGACTTGTGCATTGTTGCGATTCCGACAATGTAGTCTCCTGAGTAGACCGGAGACTCTTTTTTCGCTCCTGATCCAGGTATGCTTTCCGTCGAGAGGCTTGGATAATTCTTTGTCTTGCGAGGTGGTTGGGATTCTTTTGGCTCATATGGAGTAAACTCCTTTTTAGTTAGTTTAGTATTACCAGTTACGTATTGAACATAGTCATTAAGTGTTTCAAATTGAGCCGCGTGACAATTTGCTTGACGCATACGTTTATTATATTGACGCCACTCTACTTCTAGCTTTTTCATATCAAGCTTTTTCTTAGATTTACGTTTGGAGTTACCATGTACTTGAACTCCATGAATCATATGCATACTCATCTTTTATTCCACTTCTTATAAAGACCAGTCAAATCAACAGGAGTTTCTTCTCTAGTTTTAACTGATTGTTTTTTCTTAATGGAAACTTTCCAAGCTCCAGTGTTTGGATCTAGTCTTTTGATTTTAGTGACATATGGATCTACATCACACCAAGCTTGGATTTCTTTACTCATAGCTCCATGACCAGTAACAACTGTGATAGATTTATGGTTTGCAAAATACGACTCTTGAGTAACTTGACGAAAGTATCGCCAAGCCTCATGTGTCGTAAAACCATGTAAATCTATTTTAGTCCCAATCATTATCGAATTTAGTTGTGTAGTGAAGAGTTTCACCATAATATTCTTTAGCATACTTGGAAGCATCGGTCCAAGCGTTGATGTTAACACTATCGTAGCCAGCGATTTCTTTATCAAAAGCATCTTGCTTAGCTTGACGCTTAGGCTTTTCTTCAACATCACTCCAGCGACGTACAATGGAACTTTGAGCAGTAAGCTTCTTTTTGAAAGCAGCTGCACTATTACGCTTTTCAGCAATCTTTTTGATAAGTGCCAAACGGTTTGCTTTTTCTTGAGTTGTCATTGTCATAGTTTGTTTCTCCTCATTAACTATAGATATATACTACCATAAGTTTCTGCAAATGTAAACCCCTAAAATGCATTTTTTTACACTTTTTTTCAAATAAAAAGTTCTTTAGAATCAATAACTTATCTTTTGGATATTTGTAAGTTATTGATTTCTATACTAAAATAAATAGTGTTATGACAAAAAAATATTTGCTTTTATTGCCCGTAATTCTATCAGGCTGTGGCCTGCAAATTCCTCCAGACGTTGAGGAAGGTAGTCCTGTTTGGGATGCAGCTCAACTCCTAGGTAAGCACGAAGTTCGAGATAGAAAAGAATTGAAGTCTTATCTTGGTATAGATCCTTCAAGAACTGAATGGTGTGCTGCATTTGTAAATTATATTCTAGACGATAATGGAATACCTGGATCTGAGTCTGTAAGTCAATATCCCCTATTAGCTAGATCGTTCCTAGACTGGGGAGAAACTGTTGAACAACCAGTAATAGGGGATATTGTAGTATTCCCAAGAGGGAATCAGGGTTGGCAAGGCCATGTTGGTTTTTACATTATGAGTCAAGAAAAGAATGGAATAGAATATTACTATATTCTTGGTGGAAATCAAAGAGACGATATGGTCTCACTTGATTTATTTCCAGCTGACCATGCCTTAGGTATTCGTAGAAGTTTTTTCTAAAAGAAAAGCTCCTTCAGGTAAGTTAAATGCTTTCATTAGCTTGAAATACATTTCTGGAGTCATAGTAATAACATCATAATTATCTGCCTTTGGATTATATTGTCTAATATAGCAATAATCATCGTATAATATTGCTGCGACATCTTCATGACGTCCAGTGTCATCCATAATAGTAATTAATGTTTCGTCTAAATCAAATTCTACTGTAATCATATTATGCTCGATTCATTATGTTATTGAGAAGCTCATCTACTTCATGCTTTACTAGTTCCAGTTCTCCATCTGCTTCTGCAGCTTCCATATGCATAATCTCGATGAGAGTCAAAGCTGTGCGGTGATCTTCATCTGTAAGGCAAAAATTTAAGAGAAAATTGACTTCATCCATTGTATCACATGCCCAGAGCATATCACAAATCTCGGCTTGGCGGTGTGTTAATCCATCTAAATACATTCTATTTCTTTTCTGTGCCATTGTAATGCCTGTCATAGATTATTTGTAGTTTTTCTTTTTCAGGATGTATATGAACCCATTGACCAGTTGAAGGATCAAACTCTTCTCTAAAGAATTTATCTAATACCTTATTACCAGTATTTATTTGTGGTTGAATCTCAAGGCAAAGTTTATCGAAATCAGAGTCTGGCATAATAGACTCTGAAAGGATTTCATAAGCATAAGCTGCCACACTAACTTGAATGCGGCGCCTACGTTCTTTCTCTATATCACTACCCCAAGAACTTTTCACGAATCTCATTCCGCTTAGAGTAACCTAGATCATGTTGCCATAGAAAATGATCGAAATCTTGAGAGTTAATAGTATCTGTAGACATACCCTCAGCTTCGATGAGAATACGTAGAGCATTCTTCCAATCACAGCTGCAAACATTCATTGTGTCTTTGAGAAGAGATCTGAATTCAACAAGAGCTTTAGCTTCTTGTTGTTTTTCCATTTCCATAGACTCATTGAGCTCTTCGATAAGCATGTCCCATACAGACTGTTTAGTATCATCACCCATAGTATTCCAACCATCCCAAAAAGCTACAGATGGGCGATAGCCACGAGCGTCTTTATGAAGATCAGAGATGATGTTGTCGTCGAATGTATAAGTCATAATCGTTTCTCCTCTTGATTATGATACTACTATACCATAAGTCTCAGAGGATGTACATAGGTAAAATGCATTTTTATGAAAAAAAGTGCAACTTTTCTGTTCCAAGGTAAGTTGCCAACCCGTCAGATTATGCTGCTAGAGCGATTTCTGAAGGTGCAAAGTTATTGTTTGCAGTTATAGTGTTTGATCTATACGCGATCACCCGGTTGACTCCACTTCACTTTCACACCTGTCGATCCTATTTCAGCCCCATCAAGAATACACTCTTAAGTACTTATCTTCTATCGTACTTTCGTTCCGGCAAAACTACTACAATCTGGGCCCAGTCGTAGTATGTAATGAGAAGTAGGAACGGAGTGTATTCATGGTGGAGCTGCTCGGTACCGCCCCGAGGTCCAGTATATGTCCACGTTGCTTCAACATCAACAAACTTATTTATTCGTCTTTGCCTTTCAGGTAATTTACCTTATGACAAAAAGCTTTTTCACCAGAAGTAAACTCTTTTGCTACTTGAACTTTCGCAGCTTCGCATGCTTCTTTTGAGTTATAGTTATCATATAGAGTAACTCGAGTCTCTCCATTATCTACTAAGCTCATAATGAATAACATCCACATTGATCTATTCCTTTTCAACTTTCTCGCGTAAAGCATTATATA